GACAGATAAGAAGTACAGACCTTTCCTACGGCATGATGCCTTCGGAGGATAGACTTAGTGAACGGATTGATCTCCGTTGACCGGTTATCCAATCGTGTAACTACTTAGGAGTGAAGCCTTCATAGCGACTAGTAGGTATTTGGTAGAAATGCCAGGTACCCAACGTCCACTAGTTGGTGGAACGAATAAGTATTGCGCGATTGCTCGGGATCTCTGATACCCTCAGGGATGATGAGAGTGAAGGTACCAAAGGAGCTCGCTTGAGGAAGACGAGAATTGAGGGCTTGGCTCTGGCAGTCTGCCGGAAGAGCTCTCAGGGGTCGTTGGAATCAACGCGGGTTGCTAATGGAACCCTTCAGCGGAACCTACCGCCTCCGCTCAGGAGCGCCTGCGGCCGTTACGTGTTTTACACGTAACGAAACCGAAGCGAACTAGGCAAATTACTTAGAAATAAATAAAATGCTCTTTAGTAGACTGAAGATTGAAAACCTTCGTGTGTCCACTAAACTAGTTCATTGGCGGCCAGATCTAAAAGTCTGGCGTAACCTTTTGGAACCCATGATTTCATGGACCCGATTGGTTACAGGTAGGCCTACTCGAAGTAAAGTTATCCAATTAGCGACTTTCGCGAAGTGGGCAACGAATATGGTACGTAAGCAGGGTGTATCAGGTCTAGTCTTGTATCTGAAAGCAGCGCATACCTTGCTAATGCAGGGTGTGCCTGGATCAGAACTTAAAGCGTCTTCGCGAGCGATCGCGAAGGTAGCTGTGGCCACGGGTGGCGACAACCTTCCTAGAGTGATACCTGCGTTCGCGCGGGGATTCATTCGACGGGGAGATGTCTCCACCATTAGGTTCTGGTTAACGATGCTTGGCATGTATAGGATACTTCTAATAAAACCGAAATACAAATTTGGGACTATTACCGACCCCGGGAAGCTGCTCTCGCGAGCGTTCCTTAAGGAGTGGCAGTCTTTCATTCGTACTAGGTATATAAAGGATGTTGAAAGGCATGTAGGACGCAAGTTGCTTGATGTCGGGACCAGTGTCTTGCAACGACCGTCAGTGTTCGCCATAAT